CTCCTCAGCTTGTCCCGTTCCTCGTCATCCCGCGCCTCTGCCAACGCATCAAGCACCTCGTACCACCGGGCCAGCCGGAGCCGCCGCGGGTCCGTCAGGACGTCGTCGGACCACCCGTACCGGTGTTGGACGAGATCGAGGACCCGTCGGAAGGAGAGGTATGCCCCGCTCTTTTCTGGTTCGAGTTGTCTGCGACCCCATCGGCTAAAAAAGCCGTGAAGTCGATACTCGACGCCAGAGCCGCGATTGCCGCTGGCATCGCCGTGAGAGGAAACCGCTTCGGGTCCCGAAGGTCGGTTTCGTTAACGCCGAGGAGTTGCGAGAGGAGCGCGAAGACCTCTGCCTCGCAATAGCCGAGCGCGACCAGCAGGAACTTGCCGATCCCCTCCCCGTTCAACTGTACATTTCCAGCCGCGTCCTCGGCCAGACTTCCGTCATCCGCGGTGACGAGAAGGTCGGACACCTTGAGCTTGCCGCGCTCCGTCGCAATCATCAACATGCGCGCCAGAGGCGCCTGCGCGAGTAGTCCGAGGGGCTGAACCTCATAGTCCTGCCCCGCGATCATCACCCGCTTCGGCTCTTCCAACAACGCTGTCGCTTCCGTCATGTCACACTCTCCCGAGATATGGTTTGCGCGGCCCGGGGCGGGTCCAGCATCAGCTCGGGTCTGCGAGGACCCGCCCCGGTGCCGCTATTGCTCACGACCCAGAAAGATCGCTCGGCAGCCACAATTCCCACGGCTCGTCGTATGGCGAAGCCAGGGATGCGTGGCCGGTCCACTTGGCGGCGATGACCGCCTCATCGTTCGGCCCCAACGGAATCGCCAGCGGCGACTCTGGCAGCGCGTTCGAGATGATCGCGACGAAGGGCAGATCGTTGCCGTGGATCGTCCCGACCAAGGCGAGGTTGTCGAGGTAGTCGCCAGCCTCCACCGGTCCCCCCGTGATGACGGTGTAGTCTGGATCGCTGTCATCCGAATCCGCTCCCGCGATCAGGCGTGCCATGTTGTTCGGGAACAGTTCCAGCGCGTTCGTCTCGATGGTCGCGACGACACGGCTGCGCCGCCGCAGTCCCTTGGTGGGGCCGATGGCCCCGTCCACGGTGATCTCCCGGATCTCCCGCTCCACCGTGAACGTGCTTCCGCCCCGCGTCGCCCCGATGCAGATTCCGGGGTTGTCTGCATCGATGAAGTTGGCATAGATGGCCCCGGCGTCGATGAGAATGCGACTGGGGGTGTCGCCCGAGAGGCCGTTGAGCCCCAGGTCGCCCGGCATCGTCGGCAGGCTTGCCATGTTCGTCTCCTCCGCGGCTCTCTCGCCGCTATTGATCTCGGGCAGTGCCCGGAACGTCCTGGCCCCAAAAGCAAAGGCCCTGACTCCCCCTACCGGTAGGAATCAGGGCCTCTGTCCCTTCGGACAACCGCCCGTCGGCGGCTGCTTTCAGGGCATCCTATGCGATTGTCAATGCGGTCCTATCAGCGTCCGCGGTTTTGTCCCTGTCCGCGTCCGCCGCCGCCTCCTCGGCCGGGGCCGCCAGCAGGACAGGGTGATGTGTTTCGTCCGCCCCCCTGCCCGCCCGGCACCCCGCGGCCGCCGCCGCGTCCGTCCTGCGGCCTTGCACCGCCGCCTGGTCGCTGTGAAGCCATGATCTTCTCCTTACTCCCTCGGTACTCGCATGATGTTGACTGGCTTCTCGCAATAGATAGACAGTTCACACGCGCAGTCGATAGCCTCTTCAACGGAGCGTCCAAGGTGAAGGGCCGCCAACGCATAGTCCATACCTGCTCCTATTGCGAAAAAGTCCAGCACTTCTCGCACGTAGTAGTTGTGGCTGTAGAATGCTTTCTCGCCGAAGACTATAAGGAAGCTGTTTTGCCCCCCCGTGATCTTCGGTTTGTCATACTCGTTCTGCTGGTGCAACCATCCAGCGCATTCATGGAGCCAGCTAAGGACCGCCTCTTCATCTGTCGCTCTCGGTATGTGAGTTGCGGCATAGGTGCGAAGCAGAAAGCCACCTTGACTTTCCCCCACGTTGCCGATGATGAAGCCAGGGCGCACCTCGGCCAGCTTCGCGAACTGGTCCTTCTCCTGTGTTGTCCCGCGGACACGAATGCTGTCTGCCCCGATCACGATCTCCGTGTCTGTTACCTTGATAGCGACGACGCTCATCTTGTTTCCCTATGCTCGCGTCTGCATGTCCGCCACTTCCGCGGTCGGGTACAGACGCATCGTCCAACTTGTAGATCTCCGCCACACCTCCGACTCGGGCTGGCTGAGGTTGAAGTCGCCTGCGAACATCAGCCTCCCCCTGAACTCGTCGCATTCGATCACGCGCCTGTTGAGCAAGGCCTGCACCCGCTTCCTCATCTCGAACAGCCGACTGCTGGATGGATCGCAGTCCCAGAGGTCAAGCCGCAATTCGGCGGTCTGGTAGCCGTCCTCCGTCCCGAGCGGGCGCACCGTCGCGTCCACCGTCATGTAGGGAAACTCGCAGTTCTTTGGGGCCCAGACGTGGTGATAGCGGAGTTCGCCTTCGTCCTCACCCTCATCAGCGAGAATGGTGAGTAGTTCGCTGTCCTCTGCGAGGATCGCCCGTACCTCCTCTATCATCGCCACTACTGTGTCCCTATCGCTCATAGCATCCGTCTCCCGAGAACCCCGTGTACCTCGTCGCGCGTGTGCTCCAGTGCCGGCCGCAGCGAAGGCCGCGGTGCCATCCCCGCGCTCGATCCGTGCGAGTACCCGGGCGGTAGGTCACTCTGTCCAGCGGCCGCACCGCGCCTGCCAGTCCCGAACTCAAGCCACGGCGCTTTCTCCATGTCGGAACCGACCAGGGCCTCCCACTCACCCGTCAACGGGCTTCGCCGAGAAATCGCCTTCACCGAACGCCGCAAGTCCCCCAGCGCCACCGCTGGCGGCTCGCCTGGTGCCGACGCGATGTAGCTCCCCTTCCCGCCCGGGATATTGTACACACGCCCGCTCCTCTGACCGCTCAGGGTATGGAGCCAGTCCCGCTTCACGATGTTGGCGGCGGCGTAGGTGCGCTTCCGCGCCTCCCCGTTGAGCCGCTTCGCCACCTCGTCGAGGAAACTTGTGAGCTTGATATTGCCGCCCGGCCCGAATGCCCTGATCATCGCCACTACCGCTGTACCTCCTGCGCAATCAACACCGTGCATTCATTGTGTCGGTGGTTGTACTCGGGCGGCTCAATTGCCCGGTAGTAGCGGCCGTCGAGCACGAACCGCGTGTTCGCAATGTCGATCTTAAGCTCGCCCCGCAACATCAGCCGTTCCGTTCTCTCCTCGTGCCCGCGCTGCGCGAGCACCATTGCATAGTGCGTCGAGACCGCTGCCCGCCGGCACCAGCGCGTCGCTGATGTCTCCCACTCCGTGGCAACTTGTCCGAATGTCCCGTCAGTGGACGTGCGGGTCTGTATCTCCACGCGACTTCGGTACGCACCAGCCTCCAGCATATCGCCTTATCCCATGCTGCCTATTCGGGTGCGATCACTAGCCCGCTCATGCATCATCTTAAGTCCCAGGCATCTTCCGGTGCGGCGCCCACAACTCTTCCGCCAACGACGGCGCGCCATAGTTGGTGGCACCCCGCCCGCTGACAGCCTCCGTCGCGATTCCGTCCTGCCGCTGGTCGTACATCCAGGCTATCGTCCGCAGGACACCCGTCCGCACCGCCTCCGGAATGTCCGTCTGCGTCCGCCGCGCCCGACACGACAGTGTGCTCACAACCTGGCTCAACGTCACCGGTTCCTTGCGCCCGGTCCGCCAGGTCAAGGAGATCTCGATCCCGTCCTGTGCCGCCAACACGTTCAGAGCGCCGTACATCTGGTCGTTTATGATCTCCGCCAGGTTCTCCGCGGTCTCCATGTCGGTCCCTCCGATGGCGAAGTCCTGTAGCACCACGTCCTGGGTGCGTGAGGCTGGTTCCTCCGCGGCCACCCGGAACGTCATGCCGTCCACGCCAACCGAGTCGCCGACCGCTGCCGAAATGACGAAGATAACGGCGCGCAACACCTCGAATGGATTGTTCAGAAAGCCGTCGGCATGCTGCTTCGCCGCGTCGATCAGCGTCGTGATGAGATCATCATCGGCCTCGTGCTCGACGCGCAGGTAGAGTTTCACCGATGCCAGTTCGGTCAACTCTCCAACGCTCAGATCCAGTCTGTCAACGCACGCGCCCATCAGTTCTCCTTGTCAGCGGCGGCCTGCCGATGATGAGCGATAGCCTCTTCGCGGGTCGGAAAGGACGGTCCGTTGTCGATGCTGTATCCCACCGTCACGCTCTCTTTGATCTCGGTAGGCCCAGGACGTTCCTGTGTCTCCTCTGGCTCGATCACGTCAGGGGCCTCATCGTCCTCCACTACCTCGACCAGCCGTCGGCGCACCAGTTCGTGGGCGCTCGATGCTGAAAGTTCCAGCACATCGCCCCGCTTCGCCCTGCCCGCCAGCCTCCGCAATGCCCGCACTTTCACTGTGCCATCCTCCTCCATGTTAGTTACTGGCGCGTCGCTGGCTCGGGCTCCACTCATCGCCCTTTCCCGCCACTCGTCAGTTATTCTGATGAGTTCACCCTCGAGACGGTCCAACTGCGGTGTCGGCCCAAGTTCCGCTGATCGTTTCAGCGCGGCCGCCGACGCTTCGGCATACGCACGCTCATCATCCAACATCGTGATGGCATCAACCCACTGCTCGGGCTTGTACCGATCACAGAAGGTTCCCGCCTCCCCGAGCGACTCCACCAGCCCCGGCGTCGGATGGGCGATTGTAGGGATGCCGCTTGCTGCCGCTTCTATGCCGATCCTCCCGTAGCTCTCGGTCCACCAGCGCATTCCGGGTGTGCCCAGGTCCTGGCTTGGCATAAGGACGATGCGCGCCCTCTGGTAAAACTCCCGCGGGTCAAGGCAGTGCTCCATGATCTCGGCGTTCGGGGGAACACGCTTCGGCACAGCCTGCGCGCCCCAGCCGCCCTTCACGGCGAGGAACTTGTGGTCCGGCATTCTCCTCGCCAGCTCCCAGAACAGAGCGCCCCCCTTCTCGGCGCAGAAGTTGACCAGGACCATGCGGTCGCCCGTCTTCTCGACCCGATAGTCATCCGGGTAGATCAGGGGATACAGGACCATCGCGTTGTCGTCGCGCCCATTCTTTCGGGCCTCATCCATGACCCACTCGGCGTTGTAGATCGCGAGCTGGACCTGCCTCGGCTTGCACTTGTACAGGGCTAGCTGCCCCTCGTCGTGCACCAGGTGGGCCAGGGGTTTCCTGTAGGCCTTGCACAACGCGAGCGCCTCCGTCGTGGCTTCCCCCTGGGTGATGATGATATCCGCCTCCAAGTACCGCCTTCGCTTGGCCACTGGTAAGGGCGCGGAATAGACATCCTCGATCCCGAACTGGCAACCACCGTGCGAGCGCGTGGGCTCCAAAGAGCCGCGCTGGAGCATCAGCCCAACGCTGTGCCCGCGCCGGCGCAAGGCATCTAGCGTCAGACACATCGTCACCACGCCGCCGCCCCAGCCCCAGCCCAGGTGATACATATGCCCGAGAATCCTCACCCTGACTGCCTCCTCAGAATCGCCATCCCGTATCGAATCTCATAGGTGTACCGTTTCGTCGCCAACAGCTTCTCCCGAATTGCCCGCGCCACGCCCCACTCCTCCGTCGCCGCGTCGTGGAAAGCCATGACGCCGTCAGGGGCAATCCGCGGGCTCCACACGTGGATGTCGCGGCATACCCCCTCGTAGCTGTGGTCCGAATCCACGAAGAGCAGCCCCACCTCGCCGTCCAGTTCACGCGCCGCCTGCTCTGTGTCGACCTGCAACGGGAGAACTTGGCTGCTTAGGCCCAGGGACCCAATGTTGTCGACCCAGGCGATCTTCACCGCGGGGTCAGCATACTGGGGCCACGGTGCCTGCTCCCACAGGTCAACCGAGTAGACCAGGGCCATCCCGCCCACCCGCGCTCCAGCGCCCAGGTAGCAACTTGACTTGCCCTTGTAGGCGCCGATCTCGACGATGATCTGTTCATTGCTGACCGCGCCCGCCAGTTCGGCGAGGATTAGACCCTCTTCGGCCAATATCTCCCCGTGGACCTCGGCAAGTCGTTGCTCCATCTCGGGGGTGAGTCGGCTCACTTCCGTCTCCTGAACCACGCCGAGAACGGCGGGACGAACTCGATCTCGTCCCAGTCGCCACTCGCCATGATCTCCTCCCCGATAACCCGGTCCACGCCGGGCCACGCCGGACTCCTCGCATCGTGCATGAGCAGGATGCCGCCCCGCACGACATGCGGGAGCCACGCCTTCGTATCCGCCAACACGTCCTCGTACTCGTGTCCAGCGTCGATTGCGAGCAACCCGATAGACTGTTCCCAGTCCTTCGCCGCTGCCAGGCTCTCGGAACGTATCAGGGTGACCAAGTGGCCCACACCGAACCGCTCGGCAAAGCCGCGTGCCACCTTCTCGTTCCGCGGGTCATCGTAGGTCGGCCCCTGACCGCTCGGCCGAAGGCCGAACAGGTCGATGCCGTAGACATCGACGCCATGCCCGAAATTGGAGCCGGACGCAAGGCTGCAGATGCCCTGCCCTCGCAACACCCCGATTTCGACGATGACGTTCGGGGGTTCGACCTCCATCGCGTACCGGAGTTTCGATTCGCATTCCGCCCGCGGCCCGCCTCCGATGATCTCCAGAAAATCGAGTGCGTCCTGCACCTCGTCAGTTTCTATCGCTGTCATTGCCGCCTCACAAAATAGGAGTAGCCATCCCATCCGATGGCCGTCGCGTCTGACAACGTCTCGACGACGCGCCCGCCTGCCTTCTCCAGCAGGCCAACAACCTTGCTGCGCTCAATCCCATACATGTCCATGCGGGGGTAGTCGTCCTCATCGACTGCTGTTCCGACCGGACCCCACTGTTCGCTGTCCTTGCCACTGGCCTTCCGCGTGCTCGGGAGCTGGAAACACAGGAGCCCTCCCGGCGAGAGCACACGCAGGAACTCCACTACATAGGGCTCAATCAGCCCTGGTGCCATGTGCTGAAGCGTATTGCGGCTCAGCACGAAGTCGAAGCGCCCGCTCGAACACACGGCAAGTCCGCTGGACAGGTTCACCACGTAGGCGACATGCGGTTCGACCGTGTGGCTCCTGGCTATCCCGATCATCGTCGGAGAGATGTCCACACCCACGACGCTCTCGAACCGCCGCGCCAGCGGCCGCGTCAGCCTCCCCACACCACAGCCAAAGTCGAGCGCCGTGCCGCGGGGAAATGCCATCCCCCGCTTCCCCAACTGCCGCATGAGCCGCGTTATCTCGCGTTCGCCGATAGTGTAGATCGCCTTCAGCGTCCACCGACGCCCCTTGTGGGCCGGGTCGGTCCATACCGCCCACAATGGGTCGCGGTCGGCGAGGCGTTCCCACTTTGCCTGCAGATCGCGCAGGTAGGTTGTCGAGTCGTCTGCGGTCATTCCCTATGGTTTCCCGGGAGCCGGCCGGTGAAAGGATGGAAAGCCCGGCCGGCTCCCATTCCCCCTCACAGGAGGCGGAGCAGTCGCTAGCTCCCAGAACCGGAGAAGGTTCCGAGCACGATCGCCTCCGGGCGGTAGACAGTCAGCGCCAGCCGTTCCTCCGCCAGGATGGCGAGCAGGTTCTTGATGAAGAAGTCGCTGTGCTGGTCGGAGACCCGCACCATGGCTTCCTCGCGGTCCCAGATGGCAGCCGCGAGATTGAAACCACCACAGGCAAAGCTGAGTTCGTCGATGGCCTGCGAGACCACGACGGGCATACCCCAGAGTCGGCGCTGTCCGGTTTCCTGGACACGCGCCCAGATGTACCGCCCGTACTCGTCCTTGAGCAGTTCGATGTCCTCCCAGTCGTTCGGATGCAGAACCACGCCAGATGCCGGGTAGCCGGCAATCTCGGCAAGCGTCACCGCGCGCCGAATCACGTCGGCCTTCGTGTCATCCTCGTCCGCGTCGCCCTGCGCGATGGTCTGGATATCCTCATCGGTGAGCAGGCCCGTGAGATGCGCACCGGTCCCGTCCCCGTTCAGGAGTTCGTCATCCTCTGTCAGTGCCAAGCCGTACACCAGACGGGTGTCGATGTAGGCCTGGAGCTGAGCTGCATCGGCGAGGATCTGCCGAGTGACAGGCAGCCAGTGGGCGATAGTCCGCACCGATACCGACTTGATCTCGAATGTCAGCGCGGACTGCGCCTTCTCCGCGTTCTCGGCCGCCGCTGCCGCCGCGTTGGTGAAGCCGCTCTCACGCACGAACTCCACCGCTCCGACGGAAACCGGGTTCACCGGGAACAAATCGCGAACCCGGGGCTGGAGCTCTGGCGCTACCACGATCCCCGGTACGCGCTGCGCCGGGTACAGGTAGCCGCCCACGTTGCCCAGGGAGGTGCCGGTCAACTCACCAGCCTTGCGGGCACGCGGGAAGAACGACTTGACCTCGACCGCCTCGGACACCTTGCCGGTGTTAACGTTGAAGCCCGTGTAAGCCTCGGACCCCACGAACTGCTCGCCGATGCTCTTCTCTTCCTCGCCCAGCGCCTGCGGGAGCCGCTTTGCCGCGGCCTCCGCCTCGTCCAGTCGCTTGCTGGTAGCGGCCATCTGCTCGACGACCTCGTCCAGCTTGGCGCCCTTCTCTTCCACTAGGCGCCGCTGCTCCTTGAGCTCCTCCTTCGCTTCGGTCAATGCCTCGATGGAGGCACCCGAAGTCTTGAGTTCCTCGACGGCCCCCTCAAGCGTCTCGACGCGCTCCAGCGCGGCCGTCACCTCGCCGACGCTCTTGTCGAAGTGGCCCTTGAGCTCCTCAATGCTCTCACCGATGTTCTTCAGTTCGTCTCCCATCGTTTTCTCTTTCTCCCGCTCACTGGCGGGGTAGTCTGTGGCCCGGCCCCGGCCAAAGAGAAAGCCGATTCCTGCCTGTGCACAGGAACCGGCTTGGTTCTCTCTCGGCTCCGCCGATGATCAGTCGGGGGGCCGGGCCTGTTCTTTCGTTCTCATCCTATGCGGGCTAGCGTAGGGAGCGAGCGAATTCCTCCAGGTCATCCCTGACCCGGACTCCCTGCACGAACCTGGATAGGTCCGCCCCGATCTGCTTGAGCGCAGGACTGAGGGCCTCTCCGCCTCCGTTCGGCGAGGGCGGACCGTCATGGCCCGGCGTCGCGTCCCGGAGAGCCTTGAGGGCGTCAATCAGTTGCGTCAGATAGTCGGGGTTCGACAGGCGGCCACCGGTGATGTCATCGCGCATGGCCGCGAAGCGCCTCACGGCAAGGGCATAATCGTTGCCCTTCACTCCCGTCACTCGTGCGAGTCTGTTCATCCCCCAGGTGACGGGGGAATAATCCATCAGATGCACCTCGATGAGATCGCGGATCCCCGTCTCCTCATCCGTCAAGGCCTTCACGGTGTTGTAGCCGATGCTCATCTCCTTGACCGCACCATCGTGGAGAAGGACGAGCGCATCATTGCCCCTGCTCGTCCTGGAGATGTAGCTACGCGTGAAAAGACCAGACGAGTCCTCCTCGACCACCCGGGGTACACCTATCGGCCAGAACCAGTCATGCTGCCAGCAGAAGCGGATGTCCTCGAACGACTCCGCAAGGGTCTTCTCGAACATCCCGCGGTTCGCCCGGTCCTGGCCCTCGTCGACGTTGCCGAAGATAGAGACGTATGCCTCAACGATCCGGCCTTCCTCATCCACCTTGAACTCACTGGGGTATGACTTGAACTCCATGCCGCCTTCGATGCTGGTGGCCTTGCTCTTCCAGGGTGCTTGCACTGTCTCGTCCTCCCACTCCCGCCGCATCTTCGCGTAGTAGCGGCCGATGTGCGCCTTGACCTTCGACGCGTCCGACTCCGGTATGTCCACGCCGCCGCGGGCCCCCTGTATTGCGGCTGCCGCCGCGAACACACCGCGCGGCACTGCCACCAGCGAGCCCTCGATCACGTCCGCAAACTGGAGCTTGTAGGCCCCGAATGTATCCGCGGCCCCACCATCGAACCAGAAGAAGGCGCGGCGGTACTTGGCGTTCGGCTTCTCATCTGCCTCCGACCACTTGCGCACCCGCTTGTCGGCCGCGGTCTTATCCCAACGCCGGCCGCGGGGTCCCAGCGGCAGATCGCCAAAGGACGTAGCACCCTTGACCGTCACGGTGGCGCGGGCAGAGGCGCTTTCCAGTTCATCTTTCCCAACCATTGGCGTACCGCAGTCGGGACACTCCATCTCCGAGCACGCCACACCCCGCTCGTGCTCGGCTTCTGTCCCACATTCCGGGCAGACACACGTATCGGTCCCGCCGTCCCCCTGCCGCGGGCCGCCAACGCCGCGCCCGTCACCACGTCCCTTATCCATGCTTCTTCTCCTCTGCTGGCACCGACCTGTCGATTCCGCTCAGGTTGTGGCCGATGCCGCAACGCTTCAACACCATCGGGGCGAGGTCTATCTGTGCCGCCTCCTCTGATCGCAGGGAGTATGTGGATTGTTTCAGCGCCAGGACACCGCGCAAGCTCTCAGGCAAATCACTCCCGTGTCCCCGACCCCGTCCGTCTGGTTGCGCCGCTGCCGAGCAATCCAGCCCGTGATCCGAGAACACGATGGTGGCCTCCGGCTCAAGCGCATCGACGACATTCTCGACCGAATCCAGGATCCCAGCGATGATAGCGGCTCGCGCTCCCCCGTCCTGCATTGCCGAATATGCGTAGTGGCAGAGCCGGTCCAAGTCCATGATGCCGAGGAACGCCAGCATAGGCTCATGCCGGCGGACCCCCGCGATGAAGGTGCGTACAAGCCGCTCGCGCCGGTCCGCACATCCCTCAACGTGTTCTTTCGCCGCGGTCTGGAGCAGCTTCTTTCGCACGTCATTCCCTGCCACAGCCAGTTCGTGCTCGTTCGAGAAGTCCAGATCCTCGTAGCTCCACTGCTCCTGCGGCGGCTGCACGAAATGCTGACGGCCAGCAGGGTAGCCGCTGACCAGCACTCCCGCCGTGGGCCCGGGCCGTATCAGGAAGGGCCAGTTAACGATGACCAGCCGCCCGCCCGCAGCCTGCAGCCGTTCCCACAAATAGAGCGGCCGTTGCTTGCCTCTCCGCCCGAACTCGACATAGCTGTTCGGGTTTTCCGTCAGGCCCCACGTAGAAGCGTCCACCCCCGTCCCGAGGGTGTTCCATGCGAGCCAGCTGACCGGCTTCGGCGCGAGTAACGGGGCGACATCGAATCCGCGGTGCCTCAGCGCGCCGGACCATGCCCAGCTATAGCCGTCTATGCCAATCAGCAGAATCATCGTTCGCCCCATGCCAGAATTGCTTCCCAGCGCTGGATCAGGGCCGCCTGCGCGTGTCCCCAGTACGGGTAGCCCCAGAAAGACTCAGGGGACCAGTCGGGCAACCACGCCCCCTCTGGCACCAAATATGCCTCCATGCGCGCAACATGCTCGCAGACGGCCTGCCACTGCCCTGGTGTCTGATCACCCACCTGCCAAGTGTCCCCAGCCCTCATATCCACGGTGAAGCCCCGCCCCGAATGGGGACCGTGACCGAACGAGAACGCGGCCCTCCTGGACATCGCCGCCTCCAGCAGAACATTGCTGTTGATCGCGGCGACTGCCGAGCTCATGCGGAGCAGATCATGGATGCTCTCGTTGGCGGACAGCCACATCCCGCCCTTAGCCTCCACCTCCATCTTGCAGAGCCGCCGTTGCTCCGCGAACTCTGGCTCCCACTCGATTCCCTCAGATGCTGGATGCTGTTTCACGAGTACGGGCCCGGGCCAGGTTAGGCACTTGCAGATGAAGTCGCGCTGGCAAGCGAACTCGGTGTGCTGGTAGACAGCCGCCCCATCTGCTTCGAGCTGCATCGCTACCAACAGCGCCGGGCCTGCCTTGCAGAACTCCTGCACGCGTTCCGATGGCTTACCGCCCTGGTGATGCTTGCTCAGCCGCGCGTCGCGCCATAGATCGATGATCGCCTTGCCCCGCCAGCCCCCAACACGAACATGCCGCAGGCCATCCCATCCGCACGGGCCGGTCACGTAGCCGCCGAGCATATCGAAGATGCGCGTCTGCGGCAGCCACCCATGTTCACAGTGTATGACTGGAATCCCGCGCTCGCGCGCCAGTAGCGTCCACACAGCCTGATCGGCATTCCCACAGTTCCACAGCAGGATAGCTGCCGTTCGCTCCCGGTCCAGATACTCCCCGGCGGCGAACCAGAAGCGGGCCACGACATCCAGGATCTCGTCCTGGTCGGCCCCCGATACCTCGGATCGCCGCATTTCCTTCGGCGCTAGCCGGCGCAGGATGTCGTCTTCAACCTGCTTCCGCGGGCCGCCGCGCCACTCCCCGAGAAATGCCATTTGCACCACATGCTCGGCCGCGATCTCGGGCGGTATCTGCGCCATCCAATCCGCAGGCATGGGCGCTGGCGGTGGCCCCTCGGCGTGCCAGTCTATCGGGATAATGATCCTCACGCGCTCAGCCCCTCCACGATATGCCCGACTGTGCATCGGCACGCGATGACCTCAGCCGCCGGTGCGCCTGCCTCATTTGGATACAGCAACCCGTTGGAAAATGCCTCCTCCATCCCTACGATCTCCCCATTCACCGCAGCGTGCGAATCCCGCACCCGAGAGTCCCCGGAACTGATCCACTCCTTGAGCACGACGGCATCCGTCTCTTTGACGACCTGCCGGGCCCCCTCGTGGTGCCCGAAGTTCACCGCCGCACCCGCCTCCGTCCGGGCGATCATGAAGCTCCGGCTCCGGTCCAACGGCGAGTCCCCTTTGCCTGCCCAGTTCGCGTAGGCCTCGCGGATCCGCCGCGCGATATCCGCCGCGCCCTCATTCTGCGACACCCCCGCGGCCACGGCCTCGGCAATGGCATCCTTCGTCGTTTCTGACATAATGGATATGTGTTCGGCAGTCGTGGTCCGAATGAAGTGGTCCACTTCCGGGTCATCGAAGTTGAACGCCCAGGAACGTTCCTTGCCCTCCCACTCCTTCCGTTCGAGGTCTCCCATATTCGGGGCCGCCTTGGGCAACGCCCGAATGATTCGCCTGCCCTCAAGCGTCCCGAAGTGCTTCACCATAGCCCCATAGACAGTGAGCCAGTAGCCCGTCCACGATGTTGCTGCCAGGTTGATCGCTCCAGTGATCGCGCCCTGGCCACCATCCTCGTACGCGGCCGCGACCTGCTCACCCTCGGCCCCGAATATCTCCGCCACCCCCTCAGCTACCCGCTGCTCCCACCGGGCCCGGTCGTTGTCGAAGGCTTTGTAGTAGGCCGCCTTCTCCTGCTCAGGCATCCCCGCTTTCGTCTCGATCGCCGGGACCGCCCTCTTCCCCACGACACCCGTTCCCATACCTGGCGCCCCGGGCTCCTTGCCCCCCCACGCTAGATCGCCCCCGGGAACCAGGTGGAAGCCTAACTCCATGCGCTGGTTCAGTTCATTGAACGGCACACCCATCTCCCAAGCCTCGCGTGCAGACTTGAGGGCCTCTCTCCAGATCTCTTGCATCGCCGGCACGCCGGACACGTCATATCTAACGCGAATGACCTTCTTCGTCGGATCGCTCAGGCCCTCAGGATTCCAGTACGGAGTGAACTTGAGGTCCAACGCGTCGGCAATGTCATCGAGAAGCGGAATGATCGTATCCTGCCAGAACATACGGCGGCCTGTCGCCATGTTGTTGAACGTTGTCCGCTCCTGCGTGACTAACACGACGGGGACGCCGAACACGTTGCAGATGCTGGCAACGTTGAAGTAGCGGCTCTTCAGAAAATCCATCTCGACCGGGCTGAGAGACATCTGCGTATAGCTAGCATCTGCCCCCAGCACCCAGGGCATATGAGCGTTGGCGGCTCCCGTGTGCTGCTCCCGCACGTGTTCGCGTGCAGTCTCCCATTGCTCGTCGGTCAGCGGATACTTGAATGCGAAGAGTCCATCGGTCACGGCCCGGTTTTGCAGGCTGATCTTGTTCCAGCGCACCGCCTCCACGTCGGTATCCACCGTCTGCATGGCAGCCCGAAGCGGGGCCAGTCCCCAGAACGGATTCGCCGGGTCGATGAATTGGAGGTGACATATCTCAGCCGCGTCCAGCCGGATCTTCTTGCTGCCAAGATGGTATTGATACCCAGCGAGTTCGAGCCCCCGCCCGCTCGGCAGCGGCTTGATCTGATCAGCGGGAAGCGGCACCAATTGGAGCGGAATCCCCTTGCTGTTCCGCTCAATATGCCAGAAGGCGTTCCCGCCGAGGTACAAATGGTGTGCCGTCCGCTCGAACAGATCCTGACGGCTCATCTGCGGATTCGGCTGCGCGAGTAAGTTGCCGAGTGGGTGCGTGTCGTCGCGCTCCCACTCGTCCTCACTCACCCGCTGCTCCACAAACCAGGGAACCGAAGACATGGCAGATGCCAGCTTCCTCACGCACGAGTAGACCCACTCCGAGGCCTTCAGGCCGTTGCGGATCGCGCTCTCCGTGCTCCACTCGGTCCACACGGGTCGGGCGACCTGCTGGGGCGGTATGAGTGCCAGCGACTCCCGTGCCGCCCGCGCCGCGGCCTTGGCGGCCGCGGTACGCTGCGAGGGCGTCAGCGGCGGTGACTTGCCGAGTATCCCCGCCAATCTCTCTCTCAGGCCCACAATCCCTCACCCGTCATCGTCCGCGATCCTCATGCCTCACCTGCTGGCCAAAAGAAAAGCGCCCAGGGATACCATTCCCTGAGCGCGTTAGCGGTCTGCCCGTCGACCCGCCCTAGTCAGAACCCCAAATTGTCTGCCGCTCGGCGCCGCCCTCCGGTCTGCCCAGTCAGGCAGCCACCTCAGCGCGGACCATCACGGCCATTATACCACGCCACGCGGCGATTCTGTCAAGCGACCTGCGCGGGCTTCAGCCCCCGGCCGAACCTGACGCGCCTCGTGATGCCCTCACGGTGCGTCTCGTCAGCGAGGATGGGTTCGCCCCGCTCGACCTGCACAAGAGTCAACTTCGCATCCCCGAGTTGCGTGCACAGGTCGAGAAACTCCGCCTGCGCGCCCGTCACGACGCGCAGCTCCGAACCCGCGGGCAGTTTGACGCCAGCCGCGTCGAGCAGTTCCGCCAATGCCTTCGCCGCCCTCTGCGCCCTGTCAGCTATGATCCGTACCTCCCCCATGCGGCAACTGAATCTGTGATCCATGGATCCACGTAGGCGTCATAGAACCACGTCTGCCAGCGGCTCATCGCGCCTGTGCCTTCGTCGCCACAAAGAACATGTATGCCCCCCTCAAGTCTGCCGCCCTGTCCAGCGGCGAGAATCGACCTGTTGCCGGGTGCTGCCGCTCCAAGCTCAGGACCCCGAACCCTTGTGCTGCCAAGGCATCCTCGACCTCCGCAAGCGTATACTCCCGCGCATGGTACGGGTTGCCCTGGGGCTTGTGTGGCGTCGAGAGCACGAGCAGTCCCTCCGGACGCAGGACCCGAGCGGCATCGGCCAGGAGCGGTGCCGGATCAGTGAAGCGCTCCAGCGTCTCGAGGCAGACGAAGGCGTCCACCGATCCGGGCTCCGGGATGATCGGCCACGGCCTTGCCGTGAGATCAGCCCGTACCCAGAGGATCCGCGAGTGGGCGTAGTGGAGCATGGCATAGCCACATAGCACAGGGTTGCGCTCCAGTGCCCAGACGTTGGCACCCACTATCGCCTCCGCCAGCACGTAGGCGCCATACCCGACGCCAGAACCAGCGTCGATGATCAGGCTCGCTCCATGCGTGCCATCGGATATCCTATCGGCAGCGTGCTCGTAGCGCGCGACGTGCGCGGGGTACCGTCGTCTCACCGCCTCCACCGTCGGGCAGCTCGCCGCAAACCGCGCCGCTACAACTTGCTCCGGCTCCGCCTTGAAGCCACCGCGGCGTTCAATTTCAGCCACCATCCCATCTGGTATCTTTCCTGCCATTGCCCTCTCCTTCACCAAGCCCAGCTTATTCGGCCACGGCTATCCATCCAGCGAAGTTCATCCAACGCCAGAAGCAGTCAACGGTCTGGAATCCCGCCATCCGAAGCAGTTCCTCGTTCCATGCCGCCGTAACCGGAACCAGTACCCCCTCCAGCGACAGACGCTTGCGCTTGATCTGATCTTCCGTGTACCCCTGGCGCCGTTTCATGTCGAGATACTCTGCGACGAAGGCCTTGTCGAGTCGAGCATTGGCACCGAGCACCTTCTCCACAACGATAAAGGCACCACCAGGCACCAGGCAGTCGTGCGCGTCCTGGACGATGCGTTGCCGGTATTCGATTGGGACGAACTGGAGCGTCAGGATCCCCATGACGACGCTCGCCCTCTCTGGAGGAAAGGTCTCCCGCAGATCGAGTTCCCTGATGTCCACAATCCCAGAACTCATATAGCCATTGAACCGTTCCCGCGCGGCAGCCAGCATTGGCTCTGACACGTCGACCCCGACGAATCGACACTGCGCACCGAACTTGTCCACGAACGGCTGCAGCGCTTCTCCCCTGGAACACCCAAGGTCGACGATGCTCGTGCCGGGCTCTACATGCCGACAGCCGAGACGGAAGACTGTCTCGCGCATGACTTCGTACTGAGGTATGCTCCGCCTCAGCATGTCATCGAAGACGGCCGTCACATCGCCGTCGAACGTCCAGTGCTTGCCGGGTAGTACAGAGTCGTGTCCCATTCAAGTTCTCTCCAATCGCTGGTAGGGCATAGCGACGTAGCCGCCCCCAGGTTTGATCTCGTGGAGCAGATCCTCAGTCGGTAGGAGCTTCACCGTCGCCCTGCCATTCTGGTTCTGGTTTCGCGTCTGGCGGCAGTTGCCGCGGGCCGCCCCTCTCCTCTACTGGCCGAGCGCGCTTCCTCATCGCTCTTCCCCCTATCGTTGAGGTCAAGTCCTGGACATAATGCCAGACGGAGATGAGTAGCACAGCAGCGTACAGCAGGAACCCGATAGCGCACAGTACAAAGCCGGCCTTGACCACAAGGAGCAACTCCCCTAGCATCTCTCTACCCATCATCGTTCGGCCTCAATTGCCTCTGGCACTCTGCCTCCTTGAGCAAGGCCTCGAACGTGTCGTCGTCCAGGTGGATGGGCAGTAGCGGCTTACTCGTCACCACGACCTTGCCCTTCTGCAACCTCGCGAGGTCTACCACCGTCCCGCTTGGCAATCCCTTGAGCTCGTCGCTCAATCTGTCAGCGGCAGAACTACGAACTGAGCCGACCCGCATCCAGCCAGCCCGTAACGTCGGAGGGTTGCCCACCCACAGCGACACGTAGACGCGCGGCCCCTCACCAAACTGTCTCACCTCGCCGATTTCAGGCATCCTGCGCCACCCTTCCGTTTCTCGTGTCGTTGGCGCCCGGAGTACTTCGGTCACGCGGCCGTTCCCGAAGCACTGCCTCAGCCATCTCCGCGAAGTGCAATCGGCCATCCGTCACCCCGCCGAACAGCCTCTCCACCGCATTCATCACGGGCAGCGACACAGCGGCGTCCTTGCGTGCTACCTCCCACCCCTTCGCTGTCAGCGGCCGCGTTGCTACGAGGAACCACTGCCCCCCGATCTTCTGATACCGCCAGCCTCGCCACACAATAAACAACCACTGCCAAAGGCGTCGCATATAGGCTCCTCTCAGAACTCGACAGCGCTCTCTACGTTCCCATCTTGCTCGATCACCGACTTGCACGGCACATACGCTGTTCTTCCGCAAAGCCGTTGCGGGAATCTCCAGCATGAAGTCCTCGCTTGGAAGCCGCGCCTCAGTCCATTGCCTCGCGAGACCTGGGCGTCCTGGCATTGCGACCTTCAGCTTGACATGGAGAGCAGAGAATAGGATGCAGGCCGGTTGCTCACCATGTCCGCAGCAACTGGCTTCCGTGCGAAAGCCAGTCCGATTCAGTTCCAGGATCAGCGGGGCCAAACACCTGTCGGCACAAGCCAACCTCTTGAAACCCGGCAGGCGCAGGGCTACAGACGAACGAGGATCGCCCAATGGGACGCATCTATCGCTGTGCTCATTCACGCCGCGCCTCCCATTGCCAATACCGGCTGCTCCAACCAGTGCGCCAACCTCGCCTCGGCTATGCGGACGTACTCCTCTTCCCTCTCGCACCCCAGGAATCGGAACCCCTCCTGCCCCGCCGCTATCAGCGTGGAACCAGAGCCGGCGAACGGGTCAAGAACAACCCCGCCGGGAGGCGTCACCAACCGGCAGAGCCAGCGCATGAGGGCGAGGGGCTTGACGGTGGGGTGGTGGTTCTCCTCACACCCCGCCTCCCTCTCCTTCCTGCTCGCCTTGGCGCAGTAGAAGAAGCGGGAGGGGCCGCCGGTGTCCAGATTCCGTTCAGGGGCCACCTTCCCAGACCATCCGTTGCCATAGATCGTATAGCCACCTGGTTCTATGTTTTGCCGATCAGGGAACCGCCCGCGATGCCGCTCCCCCACAACCTCATCCATCTGCCGCCCCGCCTCCTCGTCCAGCACGAGGTTCGCAGGCCAGCGGCCGGAGGGGTGTGGCGAAGTACGGTACTCCTCACCGCCTGGTGATGCGTTGAAGGTTCGCCCGCTCTGGCAGTCCTTATTGCTAGTCCCCCAAACCCCACTACCCTTCGTTCCTTCCACCCGGCATCCATCCACGTTCACCGCACCCGTCCCCCACCGCAGCACGTTCGCCGCTACAGTCTTCTCCGAGAGCGGCTTGCGGGCGACGCAGATCAGTTCCATCGCTGGCTTGAGGGCGGTCCCCCAGCCGGACCATTGGGCGGCTTCGGGGGTGGCGGGGACGGTGATGGGAAGTTCTGACGGGCCATCGCTTGTAAACGCGACGCCGCGCTGCGCTTTGCGATAGCCAATGACCTCGCGCTCATATTCAAGGAACTTAGCTGGGTGTTCTATGTCCTCAGATACACCGAGCAACTGCTTGAGGATTGCCCAGTCTGCAGGCGTAGGTATCTGTGGCTGACTGTTATCGAGGTAGTGCGATGCCTTATGACTGTTGACATTCCCCAATGCAGCATCTATGTCCCGATACCGTAGCTTGCATTGCTTGACTCGCTCGCGAAGCCAGGCGCGCACCTCATCAAACCGCGCATTCGGTCCGCCCTGTTTGTCTATCGCCTTGCTCACGTCTAGGCTCTTGGGAAATCCTGAGCCGTACACCCACGCTATCGTGTCCCTGATCTCGAAGCCCGCGTCCTCGATGGCGCAGACGAGGCGGTGGTAGGTGCGAGTGCCGCCGAATGCGAGGAGGTGGGCACCAGGCTTGAGGACGCGGTAGACCTCGGCTGCCCACCGGTGGTGCCAAGATTGCATCGCCGAAAGTTGGCGGTGATAGCCCGCACCAGTCATGTCATTCGGCAGGCCTTCATTCTCGGGATTGCGCCGCTTACCTATCGCCTTCCAGTGGTCGTGCGGTTGTGGGCAAGTACACTTCTTAGCACCCCGGAGCCGACCGCCGCACTCAGCGCAGGTAGGATTTGCCGCACCGAATCGGGAGGTAGACGAGAAAGAAACCCATTCAGTTTGCCGTTCACCGATCCCCGGCTTCGAGAACCCGCCCCCAGCGTGCCAACCGAGCTTGTCCCAATCCTTGCCCATGAACTCCAAGCCATAGGGCGGATCGGTGACGCAGGACTCGCAGGAGTCAGCCTCCAGCGTCGGCAGCCACTCTAGGCAGTCGGCGTGTGCTATCACGGGGTCAACCCCACCCGATCCGGAACGGAGGTGCCTCTTCGTCCTGAAGCATCAGGGCCCACAATGCCCAGACCAGAGCGTCTAACCGATCTGGGCTGTGTGCTCCCTCGTAGCCGTTCGCGGTCATGTGCATGAGCTGATACTCAAGATCCTCGAACCTGCCCACATGGTGCACACGGCCTTGCTCGTACAGGGAAGCCACAGGCTCAGCCCGCCGCTCTTTGCCCCGACTTGCATTCACCTTCTTGTACCGCACGTTCCTGTCAACTGTGCGAATATTGACCTCGACGAGATCCCCCCCGTTGTTGGCCTCGCCAACGATGCAGTCCCCTCCGTACCGACCCATCGCATCGACCGCGCGTTGCGCCCACGTATTCGGAGAGAAGACCCCACTGCGGTCGGACAGAACATAGCCGTGTCCGTCCACACCGAGCCCTGCAACTGCAATACCCGTCTCGTCCGACTCCGCATTGCTCGTCACCGCTGGGTCAATGGCCACCACGACTCGCTTCATCTCTGGCGCCGTCGATACGCGCAAATCATCCAGCATCGCCTGTGTCCACATGGCCCCCCGGACCTCTGCCTGCGGGTTCTGCTGATAGACTGCATCCCAGACGTGCCCGCGGGTTCCCGCCTTGATCGCGGCCAACGCTTCACTGCCGATCCGTTCGGGCCACAACGGCGCGCCAACCTCCCGGCCGAGAAGATCGTTCTCTTCCGCCTCTGCTGGCAGCCGCAACACCTCCCAATGCTCACCCCCGTTTGCCTCATCCGCCATAAGCCAACCTGGGAAGTCCCACACGTCATACCGCGTACAAACCACCACAATGGGCCCGTTCGGCACACGTGGACGGAAGATCGGTTGGTACCAATGCTCGAAGAGCTGGCGCGTGTGCTTGCGGTTCCGGGCATCTATCTCTGTCTTGTGCGGGTCGTCGATGATTGCGATCTCTGCACCGTGTCCCGGCAACGGTCCCCCGACACCCGAAGCGTGCAGACGCCCCCGGTGGCCTGCGATCTCCCAATGACTGACGGCATACGATTCCTGCGATACCTTGATGCCGAAGAGCTCTTCGCCCACATCCTCCATGGTGCGGCGAGCATCCCGAGAGAGCGAATGGGCCAGGTCGGCGGTGTGGCACGTCAGAATCATGCGACGGTCTGGATTCCGGCCCATGGCATAGCAGGGGAAGTTCCGGCTCACAATGTCGCTCTTCCCGTGCTGTGAGGGGATGCACACGATCAACCGCAGGATCTCGCCTCGCTCTACGGCTTCGAGGTATTCACACAGGAGCAGATGGACCTTCGAGGGTTGCCAGGCGCCAGCGCTGGAATACGTGATAAAGTCCGCGAGTCCCCGGCGCGCCCCTCGCCGGTTCAACTCGAGTCGGGCCGCTGCTCGGGCCTCCAGTTCAGCGCGGCTTAGCTCCTTCGGCAATCGCTTTGAGTTCGTCATCGCTGTATCCGCTAAGCTCGCGGTGCTCAATGGGACCTCCATCCTTGCCCGTGTGCTCGTAACGGCTAGAGTCCCGCCATCGATCTGGAAGCCTGTTCTTCAGGTAGAAAATCTGCGCAGTTGTGTCCGGGAGAACGGTCTTCGTGACCTTCTCCCGCCGCACCACACGGGGCACGTTCTTCTTGACATCCAGTTCGACGACCTCCCTAGTCTCCTCGTAGGTGTAACCCAGCGCTCGACGGTATAGGGCGCCCTCTACCCGTAGATCCACCTCCTGCTTGCTCTCCTTTAGGGCTTCGGCCAACTCGGGGTGAAGGCGGATTACCTCGTAGAAGTAGGTCGCGGAGTAGCCCAGAGCCTCGGCTATCTGGGCATTGGTGCATCCTTGCCGAGCAAGTTGGCGCGCTATCTCGACCGAACGCTCCCCCTGCCATTTGCTACGGTTCCCCCTCCGCTTCCCCTTAGCCTCGGCTTTCGGCTTCTCCCCATCGCCTGCCGGGGGATTCTCGGCCGCAGTCTGTTCAGCTTTGTCCTCGTCTGCCATAGCGCCTTTCGCTCACTATCCCGGCCTCGCCCAACCAAAAGCCAAGCGCCCAGGGACACTATTCCCTGAGCGCGTCTGCGGTTGTTCCGCTTCGCCCGCCTGGTTATGTCGGCTGGCCTCCCAACTCAACCTCGGCCCTGGGTTTTTCCTTTCAGCCTCGGCATCAACGCTGGTCCGCCATGCTGATTGTCAGTCTGACTATACCATTTTAGGGTACGACGTTGTCAAGGGCGTTGAAAGGGGATGGAGCGGGGCACGGGACTCGAACCCGGGGCCTTCAGTCTGGAAGACTGATGCTCTACCATCTGAGCTATCCCCGCTCAGCCACAGAACCCTACCATGCCACAGGGGTATTGTGTCAAGGTTTCGGCACCGCCAGGTAGCTCTGGGCCCATTGGGCCAGAGCGGATGCCCTGTCGCCACCATCAAGTTCGCCCCGGGCCTGCATCACATCCAGGGCCTTGGCGATCACTGCGGCATCTTTGGGTTTGAGTCGATCCTTCCCGAGGACGCTAGCCAGCGGTACAGGGTGCCCGTGTTTGGGCTCACCCGTCTCTGTATCCCGCCACCCCTCCTCAAGGTCTCCCCGATGCTGCTCGAAGACATCCAGCAGAATCATCAGCGCCGTCGCGCCATTGGTGAGGTCATTTGCCGCCCTCACCTCATCCAGATCATCCAGGAAGCGATCATACTCTGATACCCGGGCCAGAATGGTATGATCAGGTTTCGGCAACGCAGACAGCCCCTTGAGAACATCTTTCAGCCTCTCTATCTCTTCTGGCAGAAAAGCGAAGGTCACCACGAGCAGATCCAGGTTGGCTTCGCTCAGACCGGCCAAGGCCACCTTCTCCATCTCGTCCAGAACCTTCGAGTCCAGGCCGGCATATTGCTTGAGCTCCATTGCCTCGATCTCCTCGTACAGGCTCCGCAGGATGGCCATGTCATCCTCACCCGCCAAGGCATTGTGCGATAGCTGTACAGCAACTTGCTCCTCTCGCGTCAGGTCCGCCTCGGTGTAAAGAACCAGCACCTCTGCCAGGCCGGCTTCCCGCGCCGCCATGACCCGATGATTGCCAGACATCGCTCGAAACGTCCCTTCCGGTGTGCGACAGCAGAAGGGGACTGAGGTCAGGGCGCCATCGCGGCGGATGTTGTCCACGAGGTTGCGGAAGGTCTCGTTCCGCATGAACCGAGCATTCTTCTCGAGTAGCTCGATGCTCCCAACCGGCACTATGGCCAGCTTGAGCCCCTTGGGCAGCCGCTTGTTGATCTCCCCTACGTCATCTTCCCGTGCTTCTCCATCCACCATGACAGAGCTTCCTCCAGTGACCACCGGCCCGCCCCTGCTTGATAGTTCAGGCGCGGCGGATTCTTCTTTCGGCTCAGGAGTTGAAACAGACCCCGATACTTTGAGGATACGGGCCTTTCCGTGAATGCCGTTGTGCCTATTCTGCTCACCCGTCCAGAGAAGTGTTGCTGCAAGTAAATCTGCACCTCTGTGCTCAAGGCGACCGCCAGAATCAGCTTCGCTAGCCGCGGGTAGATCGTGGGGCGCACCGGGAAGTCCGAAAGCATGTAGATTCGGCCGACCTCACGCCGGACGAAGTGGCCGATGAACCCCATAGAGCCGATGATCTTCCCGTTTGCCAGCACCGCCAACGAGGCGGTTGGCTTCACCGGGACTATCCCGGGATTCAGATAAAGACTCCGCAACTCATTGAACTGTGCCGCGCTCAGACCGGCAATAGACAGCCTTGTGTGTTCTGCGATCCGCAACGCTTCATCCGCTATCAGCGTCCCCGCCCCCTCCGTCTTCTGCACCGGGGATGCCAGCCAACGCCGGCCCGACGAGTTCCCGTATACCCACAGTGGCTTGGAACGCGCCGAACTCTGCATGATCGCCACGGCCTCGCCCAGGTCCGGCTGAGGTTCATCTCGAGCGATCAGCCAGTAGGGCCGCTTCACCAACTGCGCCCGCACCAAAGCCATGCGCTGTTCGTCGAAGATCTCATAGCTCGGCTCGTCCCAGTCGAACACGGCCTCCATCGACCTGTAGATGCGCTCATATCCGCCGCGATATGTGGGAGGGAATGTGATGAATCCTGCGTCAACAGGAGCCTGCTCGAGCCAGTCCAAAACATCCCCGGCCCAGAACCGCTTCAAATGCACGGTGCCCGCGGTCAGTTCTATCTTCTGCAACGTTTCAGCGTGCAGCCGCTTCCACTGCGCCTTGTATGCCTGCCGCTGCCTCTGGTAGTAGGGGGCAGTCTTCCCGTAGCCCCCGAGCAGTTGGGTTGAGAGCAGGATAGTGGCAACCGCGGATGCTGGATAGCCCAGCCACGGAGAGAGCCACTCATACTCTGGATCCCGCACCTCAATGCGGAAAGGCTGTCCAGCGAGGTAACTGCCCACGCAGCAGCTATACAGGCTAACATCGTTGCCGCTCAACTCATACCCGAGCGGCGCCAAGGACCGCTCTACCGTGAAGTTCCCCGAACACCCCACGTACACTGAAGGGACAGACCACCCTTTCACCGATGTGACGATGACCGACCGCAGGTCTGCCCCTACCGATCCAATGAACATTTCACCCTCGCGGTTATCCTGCCCAGGGGAGCTCCTGATATGCCGGCACCGCACTCCGCTCGCACCCCCACTCCGGGACCGTGATGCCCAACTCCGTCTCGAGCCACTCCGCTACGAGTCGGCGATGGCACGCAACGCCCCGCTTCTCCCAGCACAGCAATACCACGTCCCCCTTCGGCAGTCTCTTCACGATATCCGATGCTTCCAGCGCCGCCAGCTTCTTCGCCATGTGTTGGTCGTACACCCCTTGATCAGACTGCTTGACCATGTTCGGGTCTGGAGCCAGCGCAATCATTCTGCCGAGTCGCCACCCACGGGGAGGCCACCTGGCGATCGACACCTGTGCAAGCCCTTCAGGAAACCGCCGACACATTCCGAAGTAACTGGTCCAGATGCGCCTAACTTTACGGCTACGCTTCCCTGAATCCACCATCCCCTCCTCGTCCCGACACCAACGATGTTAGCCGGCGCCGTTCTAGTTCCTTCGCCAATGCCTGCTCGACCTGCCCGAACCATTGCTTCAGATTCCGAACCTTCCCCAGGTCCAATTCGACTGCGTTCGTAAGGAGTTTCGCGCTCACCCTCTGCAGTCTCTCGTCCCATGTCGTGGCGAGCAGATCCGATACCTTGTCTAGCGCGGCCAGGAACCGCACCCGTGACTTCTGCTCCTCCTCGCTCAGAACCCGGACCGTGAACAGAGCATCTTGGTCCTGTGATCCCCCAACCATGCCAGGATTCCTCATGATCCTTACCAAGTGTCCCACTTCATGCTGCGTCAGCCCATTCCGAACAGCGTGCAGAGCCACCTTCATCTGTTCCTCGGGATCCTCCACCTGCGCGATGAACCACGCTGCCCCCGGCCCCAGAGAACCCGAGATCACCAGCGCCCGCACCCCCTTCCCAAGCGAGCAGAGCTGGAGCTTGTCCCTCACATACTGCACGCTCTTCCCCGTCGTCTCTGCGATGCTTTCCACTGTCATATCATAGGTGCCCCGCATGGTCGCGTACGCATCCGCTTCTTCGATCACGTTGATGTCCTGTCGCTGGACATTCCCGACCACTGCCATCCGGTAGGCTTCTGCGTCCGTCGCCAATACAACGCGGCACGGAACCGTTGCTACCTTTGCCAGCTTCGCCGCTCGGAACCGCCGCTCGCCAGCGATGATCTCGAACCGGTGCCGCTGCCGCGGATGCGGGCGCACCACGAGATTCTGGAGAACCCCCTGCTCCAGGATAGATGCGGCCAGCTTGCCCAAAGACTCCTCATCGAAGTTATGCCGGTGCTGGGTCGCGTTGGCATCGATGTCGCTCGTCGGGATCTGCTGGATACCTACCATGTCCCACCTTCCTCGCTCCAGGTCATCTGGTAGCGGGTCTGTGCCCTGTCCGCCCAGGCGTCCAGCCTGGGAATTGGCACTAGCGGCCTCCCATAAGGACAGTTGATTCGACGCCGGTCTGCCAGGGCTACCCTCATATCGTGGCGGAATCTCCTCACATCCTCGTGGTTCCCGAAGTTGTAAGGGGCTTTGCCGCGCCTAGCCACGGTGCCCTCCTCGATCAACCATCGCCTGGGTGAGGGCCTCTTCCCTGCGGATCCGCCGCACCAGCGGAGGGCTC